TGATTTTGCCATAATTTCCTCCTAAGGAAATAAGTTCTACCGTCTTGGCTTGTCTGCTAGGTCAGTCTGTAGAACAAGTTAATAAATCCTAGTCATCTGATTGTATATCATTCGTCTCCAAAAGAAAAGGGAGCCGAAGCTCCCTTTAATATTCAATTGAATGAATTACGCTCCTGGTGAACCGAAGATACCTCTCCAATCACTCCAACCAAAGCTATAACGTTCTCTAGCCTTGTATCTTACGTTACCAGTTTCGAAGTCGCCTTCCATACTAGTTGATACAGGCGTTCTAACGAAATGTTTCAATCCGTTAGGTACGTCAGTTTTGATGAAGAAAGCATCAGTATCTGTTAGATAATGATTAACCGCATAGCCTTCTGAGACCATTCCCATATTTCTAAGTGCGTTTATATCGTTATCTGAAGTACCAACTCTTCCTGGAGTTTCCAGTAATCTATCAGCTACAAATTGCAAAGCAGGTGGAATAATTAATTTCCTTGCTTGTGCATTGACTTTTAAATTTCTTTCATCTCTGAAGTCAGCAATATCAATTAAAGCTTGCTCCAGTGAAGTTTCATTTAAGTCAGCCGCTGTAGACAGCTCATTTTTCAGATCCACGTTAGCAACAGTAGGGTGAGCTGTAGAACATAATTCTACTCCATCTCCACCAACATATGAAGAACTGAACGCATTGTTTAATACGTTAGCTGCTTTCACTTGTTTAGTTTGTTGCATTGATCTAGCTAAAGCTCTTGTGTATCTTGAAGAAAGAGTATCGTAGAGGTTATCCTCGATAGCTTCTTCTGTCAACGCAAATGCTAATGCTATTGTTTCGTGGGTGAAACGCGACGTCCAAGTTTCTTGAGCTGTGTCATAAATGACCGCTGCCCCTTCTCCTTTAGTCGGTGCTTCTCCGAAACCACTTAACATTACTTCTTCTTCGAACGCTCTTTCAGAACTTTCGGTGTCGAAGATGTCTTCGTGCTCATTATTATATCTCTCATACTCTAATCCGAAAAGAGCATGGAGTCCTGGTACTAGTTCTTTGACTAGTTGGGCTCTATTAATTGCCATTATTTATCTCCTTTAGATTATACAGCAAATGTGTTAGTCGGGAATGTAAAGAGTCCTCTCGCATAAGCACCGATTTCGTTGCTTGGTTGCGAGGCGAAGCCTACACATAACGCTACACCACTTGACGTAGTTGCAGTTGCCCCTTCCTTAGATCTACCATTGACAGTGCTGCCAGCAGTAGTAGAAAGAGTATATTTAGAGCCGATAAAGCTTACTGCTGGTGTTCCAGCGGTAAATTGAGCTTCGTAAACGATCGCGGGATCATTATAAACGAGAGCTTCTGCATCGTCTCCACCTAGTGTTGCTACACTGCCAGTCCAGACTTTCGAGAAAGTCGGAGTGCCGTCAGTAGCGGTATAGTATACCCCGTAAAATACGCCTATAGGTGTGCTTGTCGCCGTGCCTTGAATGACATAACCACTAGATAAAGTTACAACATCACCTGAAAAGATTGATGCTGATGTTTCACTTGCGATTCTCATTTTAGCAGGACGAATAACACCACCGTACATATGATATGCGGGAGTAAAACCATCTGGTTTATTTGTATTAGCCATGATTATCTCCTTTGCTTATATACATTGTTATTATTATCCGTTCTTGGTAGGTTTACTACCAAACGCAACTTTAGAAGTCCTTTGGATGTCTCCATCTTTTATAGGCATTCTACCGTCACTTTCTCGCATAAAGTTTTGGTCTACACCTTCCATAGCTGATTGTGCTTGATCTTTAAAATAAGCATTTCTCTCTGCGGCGGTTTCGACTGGTACTTTAGCAAGAATTAATCCTCCAACACCAATGACTCCAGAGTTACTACCACTATCAATAGTTGGGGCTTCAAATTCAGGAAAATCTTCTGCTCTCACAGGTTCATATCCTTCTCTAATACGTTTAGACATATTAGATTTATCATCTATTCCTCTAGTAGCTTCTCTTATCCACCTGAATTGGTATCCAGGAGGCGGGGTGGGTGCATCCAACATGGATGGGGGTGCCCAAGGCGTTCTGCGAGTTTGAGAGGCTCGTGTCTCTGCTGATCGTGAGTTACGGTCAGTGGTGACGTCTGTTTTGATATCGTCTGTCATTTTATACTCCTTCGATATGCTTAGCATATTCTTCAAGCGGCACATTCAGTCTTTTAGCTATTGCTACCTGACTGGGTGATAACCTAATTTTGCGTGATGTTTTTTTACCACTAGCACCTCTGCTAGAGGCAGCAACCTGTTGCACGGGGGCAGACTGCTCTTCTGAAAATTTATGTGGGAAATTATCTTTCATACGTTGGTCAACTTTCGTATAATAGCTATCAGATGAAGGATCTACTCCCTCATCAACTAACTGTTTATGTATTCCGAAAGCCGCGAATGTCATTGCTTGATCATCTCCAAACCATTTGTTATTAACCGCCCATGCTTCTGCTTTAGGGTCGGGTCCTGCCGCTTCGGCTTGTAAAGTCGGCTGATAAGGCTCAACAGGTACTTCTTGCGGTTTGTTCCTTGCTCTAACTTGTTGCTGAGCGGATAACCGTCTAAGGTTCTCTGCTTCAGCCGTAGATCTAGAAAGTTTTTCGGTTGCATCTGCAACTAATTCACCGTCTCCTGCATCCTGTGCCTCTCTTAAAAGAGCTTTTGCTCTTTGAATCTCTGATTGTACCCTGTTATCATACTCTTTGAAAAGGGAAGAATCGGAATTCCTTAACTTTTCTTTAAGTTGGGTAGACGTTTGATTAACACTTTGAGCATAATTAACAGCTTCATCTCTCTGTCTTTCTGCTTCTCGCATTTTATAAGTTAGCTTATCAATACGTTTTTGTACTGAATCACTAATTTCATCCAATTCTTTTTCAGTACTTGTTTCAGCTACTGTTTCTTGGATTACATTTGGAAGTGATGTATCTACATCTGCTTCTCTGATATCAACTTCCCCTTCGGGAAGTTCTAGTTCTAGTTCTATTTTTTCTGCTTCTTGCATGAGTCCTCCTCAAGTTGTTATGATAAAATTGCTTCGGGATCATCAATACAGGCTAGGATTTCATCATCATTTAAAAGACGCATGTCGCCACCTTCTATTTGAAAACGAGCTCCAGCATACCTGCCAAAGATAACCCAATCACCTTCTTTACACCAAGGTCCCTGAGGGAACTTGTGTGAATCACTGTATGCATCTGGTCCTGTAGCGACAACATAGCCAACAACAGTTGCAAGTCTTTCCTTGTCAACAGTTTGTTTTGCTAAATGTATGCCACCTTTAGTTACAGACGATTGTGTAAAAGGTAATATTAAAATACGGTACCCAGTTGGTCTAGGTAACGAATCTGCATGAGAGTCGATGTTTTCAGGCGTAATTGTAGGCTCCAACGATTGTTGTGTTGGGGCTTGGGTACTTCCGAAATTATCTACTCTATCTGGAACGGTATTAGTCATTTGCATCCTCCATATTAGAATGTAGGGTCTGAATTTCCTGTTCAGAGAAACTCAAACCTGCTATTTCGCCAACTATCCTTTGGTATTGTTCAAAATTCTCAATACTTCCAGAAGCTAACGTTTGCATGAGAGCTTCTTTTCTCTCACGATATTTACGGAGCAAATGCTCCGTAGCTAAGATATAGTCCACTTATTTAATTGACCTATACCAAAGAAGTCCTTTAGTTTGCCCATATGCTGCTTTGACTTTAGCCTCTTCTGGCTTATCTAAACAAACACCTGCTTCAACAGATTTAGTTTTAGTGTTGTCAACTATTGATGACTCACTAGACTCAGCCCTGTTAGCTTTTTTAGAAGGTGATGGGTAACTCTTCATTTTGTCGTCGTAATACTCTCGCATTATTTTTCTCCGTTTTGTTTTCTACTTTCCCTAACTGTTTTTACTAGTTCGGTGTAGTTCTTTTCTGCATCGGCTTTTGCTTTCTGCTCTAATTCTTGTAAATCTATTGCAGTTTTAGTATCTGCTACTCTTTGATCTGCTTCTATTTTTTCACGTTTAACTTGTGCGTCTAGTTGTGCTTTAGCCATAACTAGTTCTGCGTCTCGCATATCGTCTTCAGCTTTTTGTGCTAATTGTTCTTTTTCTAGCTGCATTTGTTGCTGGAACATTTCCATTTGTGGATTTTGTTGTGCTGCTTGTGCTGCTTGTGCCATCGCTTGTGCTTGACCTGTAACTTGTTGTGTAGCTTGTGCCGCCATCATAGCTATTTCATTCATTACCTCTGGAGGCATTTGTCCTTCTTCTAATTGTGGAAGCGGTTGACCCATTGCTTGTTCTATTTGTTGTCTATATAACATCGACTGATGTTCTTGTATATTTGCACCTATTGCTTGTGAAGCACTCGGATTTTGTTGTATCATCGGGTTTTGCATAAATGAGCTATGACTCGCTATATATGCGTCATGATTTTGGAACGGGTAAGCTTTTATAGGATTACCTGTCATAGCCGCTTGTTGCTCAGATATTGGATCTCTTGCAGGAACTTCCGCTTCTGGCGGTAATAATGCATCAATATCCTTGATATTCAGGGCTATATACATTTTTCGATAAGATTCCCTCAAATCATGCAATTCTGGGGCTGCTTGTGCCATTTGTAGCTGTGTTTGGGCTAAAGTGATTCTTTGGGTCATACTGAAGATATTTGGGTCACTTACAGGTATTACATCTACAGAACTGTCAAAATCTTCTTTAAATACGTTTTCTGAGGCACCTTGTACTTGATATGGGTATTCTGGAGGTAAAAACTCACCAAATACTCTTTTTAGTATCTTAAACTCTGTTCTTTGTGCGTAATGCAATCTTTTATGGATCGCAGACATAACTCTTTGTCCTTTTTCTAATAACGCAACTGTTGTACCTACGGGAGCTTCAGAATTACCGTCTCCTGTTGGAGCTTCTACTGTAGCCGCAAAACGTTTACCAGAATCAACTAATGAGCCTAATAATGTAGCTAAAGTACCGCTTGGCTCTTTATACGGTAGCGGCAAGAAAGCATCTTGTAATCTGCCTCCTGGAGCGTCTACATCACGCCATTCTCCAGGTTGTAACGGGTCATCATGCCTTTGAATATTCAATCCTCTTGATTTAAATCCTGCTGGAAGGTTAGAAAGTGTTCCTGCATCTATTAATTGACGTAAAATAGCCGTAACAGACTTAGTTAAGCCTCCCATCATGTGAATTAAGCCAAAACCATAAAAACCTAGTCCTGGAAGAAACTTATAATGAGTAAAATACTCAATTTTCTTACGCATTGGGTCTTTTTCGTTGTAATTTTGTCGAATTGCAAGAATTTCGTTGTTATCTTTACAAATAGTTACGATATAAGGTAATGCTAGTCCTGTTTCTTCGCCATTTTCGTCTAAATCTGAATATCCTTCTAAATCTAGGTCAACATGCATCTCTAATAAGGTAAACTCTTCATCATTTATAGTTCTAGTTAGTCCTTGTAGCTCATCCATCTTGTCATCTACATCAGTATTCTCTAATCCGCTTCCTGGAGTAGACATATCCGTTTCTTTATAGAAACCTGAGAGCTGTAATTTTAATAATTCGTTTTCTGTCATATGAATTACGTGAGTAATTCTAGGAGTCGTTAATAAATCTACTGCATAGTAAGGAACAACTAAATCTTCTGACTTAACAAACCTAGCTACTGCACGACCGAAAGCTGGATCATAGTATATTTTCTTAAATGCTGAGCCTGCTAAAGGCAGATAAAACAGAAGTTGGTCCATTTCTGGGTCATATTCTTCCATTTTGTAGGTAATTTGGTAATTCATGAAGTTTTTGACACGATTTGCTTTTTCTAGCTTAGCATCGTCAGTCATTCCTAAAACTTCAGTATCAACTGGTCCACCTGCGGGCAACATTTCTTTATAAGCTTGTGCTTGGAACTGGGTTACTGCTTCTGCAAGGATTGGATGATGAACTCCTGAAGCACCAACAAAAGGTTGTGATCTAGAATCAGCGTTTATACCTAATAAATCTAATCCTTCAACATATGTAGAAAACCAATCGGAACGTGAATCTACATCATCTTCGTAAAGACCGACTAATTCAGTCGCTATTGTATTTAATTCGCGTTCATCAATATTCTCAGCTAAGTTTTCACCAAACTTAGACGGAGTAGGTTCTTCCATATCACTACCACGAATAACAGAACCGTCTGGTTGTACAAACATCTCCGTTTCTTCTTCAGGTTGTTGCATAAGTTCAAGCTCAATCGATTCTTGAGAATTCGGAACAGCCTGCAATGGTTGTTTTTCAATAGCCATAGTTATACATCATAGTATGATTTTGATTAATAATAAACCCTTTGCGGATTATAGGAGTCTTCTTCCTCAAAATAATCACTTGTTAATTGTAAAAATCCACCTTCCCTAAATCTAGCTAATGCTAAAGTAGTTGCGTCAACTAAGTCATCGTTTTCGCCAGAAGGGAAATCACTAACTTCTTCCATCAGTTCTTCGCCGAAACGATTGTCAGGAACCCAAACTCTACCGTCTTGGAAAATAGGAGATACTGAATTTAATCTAGCGATTTTATCTTGTCCTTTTCCTGGACTAAAAGTGTTTACAGGAATACCT